AGCTACCGCAGCACGTTAGACAAGTGACTAACGAGCAGCGCCAGAATCGTCCGAGCGGTAAAGTTATACCGGTTAACGATCAGGCTGACGTTGAAGTTGCCGAGGTGCTTGATGGCATCGTGCGGCATATTGAATACATGTCAGACGCCGATGTAGCGTATGACACCGCATGTGAAAATCAAGTAACTTACGGTGAAGGTTATATACGTATTTTAACCGAATATTGTTACGAAGATAGTTTTGATCAAGACATTAAAATTGCCCGTGTACGCAACAGTTTTAGTGTTTATATGGATCCGTTAATCCAAGACCCATGCGGCGCAGACGCTGAATGGTGTTTTATTACGGAAGATACGCTTAAAGAAGATTATCAACGCATGTATCCTAATGCTGCGCCTCTATCTTCTATTATGGCTCAAGGTATTGGCGATCAAGATATTAGCCAGTGGATTACAGAAGATACTATTAGAATTGCAGAATATTTTTATACGACTCACAAACAAGAAACGCTTTATTTATACCCAGGTAATCAATCAGTTTTTAAAAATTCCGCTGAAGATTCCACATTACGGTCTATGGGCTTGATGCCCATGCGCGAACGCCAAGTTGATCGTAAGAAAATTATGTGGATGAAGACTAATGGCTTTGAAATTTTAGAAGAACGTGAATGGGCAGGTAGTTGCATTCCGGTTATACGCGTAATTGGCAACGAATTTCAGGTTGATGGTCGTATTTTTATTTCTGGCATCGTACGCAACGCTAAAGACGCCCAGCGCATGTACAACTACTGGACAAGCCAAGAAGCTGAGATGCTAGCGCTTGCGCCTAAAGCGCCATTTATTGGTTATGGCGGTCAATTTGAAGGCTACGAGTACCAGTGGAAGACGGCTAACACGCAAAATTGGCCGTATCTTGAAGTTAACCCCGACGTTACAGACGGCGCAGGCTCTATTTTACCGCTACCACAACGTGCAGCTCCACCGCTACCGCAAACAGGGCTTATACAAGCCAAAATGGGTGCGTCAGAGGATATTAAATCGACGACTGGTCAATACGACGCAAGTCTTGGGCAAGTATCTAACGAACGTTCTGGTCGTGCAATTTTAGCTAGGCAAAAAGAGTCAGATACAGGAACTTATCACTACGTTGACAACTTAGCCCGTGCTGTTCGGTACGTAACGCGGCAATTAGTGGACTTAATCCCTAAAATTTACGACACGCAGCGGATTGCTCGGATTGTTGGTATTGATGGTGAAACCAACATGGTCAAGATCGACCCCACGCAACAAGAGCCTGTTAAAAAGATCATGGATCAAACAGGCGTGGTGATCGATAAGATTTACAACCCCTCAGTTGGTCGCTACGATGTTGTGGTTACCACAGGCCCAAGTTATATGACTAAGCGCCAAGAAGCTATGGACGCTATGGCTCAAATTTTGCAAGGCAATCCTAACTTGTGGGCTGTTGCAGGCGATTTGTTTGTTAAAAATATGGATTGGCCTGGTGCTCAAGAAATGGCAGCACGTCTTCGTAAAACGATTGACCCGCAGCTGCTTGCCGATCAAGACAACGATCCAGCACTACAAGCCGCTCAGAAACAGATTGAAGCTATGGGCGCTCAGATGCAACAGATGCACGACATGCTTGTAAACGTCAATCAGTCTATTGAAGCTAGAGATGTTCAAGTTCGTGAGTTTGAGGCTAAAATTAAGGCATTTGATGCTGAAACCAAACGTATTTCGGCTACGATGGCCGGCATGACGATGGAGCAAATTCAAGATATTGTGATGGGTACGCTTGCTGCGGCGCATGATGCGGGCGACTTAACACCTTCTAGTCCTAACAAAATGCCTAACGAGATTCAAGAATGAAATGCGCTGATTTTGTAGGTATGATGTTTTTAGCCCGTGATGTTGCACATTCAGTGCATTTAAATACACGTAGCTACAGCAAACATAAAGCGTTGCGTAAGTTTTACGACGAAGTTATTGATCTAGCGGACAAATTTGCTGAAGCCTACCAAGGCAAACACGGTTTAATTGGCCCTATTTCATTGATGAGCGCCAACAAAACATCTAATATTTTAGCTTTTATGCAAGATCAAGTTGAAGAGATTGAAAAAGTTAGATATGAAGTAGTTGATAGAACAGAAACCGCGTTGCAGAATATTATTGATGAAATTGTTGGGTTATACTTAAGTACAATTTACAAACTTAAGTTTCTTGCATAAGGAATTAAGATGCAACTTCTTAAACCAATGAGTAAAACGGATTACCCGTCGTACACGGCTACTTCAGGGGCTACCGCAGGCAATACAACCGCTTGGGTTGCAGGGCCACAAGGCGTTCTTGTATGGGCTGATGTGGCGTCTTATATTGAAGTTGGTGTGGATGCAACCGCTACGACGGCCAGCACGCCGATTCCGGCTAATACGCCTATCTATTTTGCCGTTCCGTTGAATACTTCAGGCGCTCCGTGGCGTGTTAGCGCTTTGCGTATTGGATCAACTAGCGGTATTGCGTACTGTAAGCCAATTAACAAAGAATAAACGCTTTGTTTTAGGGTGGGGTTATTATGGCCGATGTAAAAATCTCTGCGTTAACTAGTGGTAACCCAGCGCAATCCGGCGATGAGATACCTGTTGCTCGCAGCGGCGCTAATTACAAAGTTACCGCCGGCAGCATTGCTGCGTTAGCAGGTGGGGGTGGAGGTACAACTACAAATGCCGCCACGTTTGACAACTCAGGATCTGGTGCAGCTTCAGGAACGACGTTTAATGGGTCTGTAGCAAGGACTATAAGCTACAACACCATCGGTGCGCCTAGTATTACAGGAACCAATGCTTCTGGTACGTGGGATATAAGTATTAAAGGTAACGCAGCCACAGCAACGACTGCAACAACCGCTACGACAGCTACGACAGCTACGACAGCTACGACAGCAACCACAGCAACAACTGCTACTACGGCAACGAATGCTACGAATGCGGTTAACGCAACAAACGCAACAAACGCAACAACAGCCACCAATTTAGCCGGCGGTGCGGCTAATAAAATTGCTTACCAGACCGGTGCTGGAGCAACATCCTTTATTACGGCTCCTGTTAGCGCATCAACTTATTTGCAGTGGGATGGAACTTCTTTTGTTTGGGCTGCCGGCGGCGGCGGTGGGGGTACGACAACCTACCCACTAACCATGAACAATTCAGGTTCTGGTGCAGCATCAGGTACGGCTTTTGATGGATCGGTTGCCAGAACCATCAGCTACAACACGGTTGGAGCACCATCTACAACCGGCACGAATGCTTCAGGGTCTTGGGGTATCTCGGTTACCGGCACAGCGGCAAACGTAGCCAGCGGTGCGGCAAACCAACTGTTGTATCAGACCGGTGCAAACACAACCACATTTGCAACCGCACCTACGGTTAGCAATACTTACTTAAAGTGGAATGGGACTACGTTTGCCTGGGATAGTCCATCGGGTTCAGGTGACGTTGTTGGCCCATCAAGTGCGGTTGATAGCCAGATTGCTTTGTTTAACAGCACAACAGGCAAGCTCATCAAAGCGGCTACGACTACGGGCTTATTAAAAGCATCATCAGGTGTTATTGCTGCGGCTACCGCAGGAACAGATTACGCAGCGGCTACGACGGGTTCTGCAAATCAGTTGCTTGCAAGTAACGGTTCAGGTGGGTTTACAAACCTTACAACAGGTACAGGTGTTGTTACAGCACTTGGTGTTAACACAGGTTCTTCTGGTGCATTTGTTGTTAACGGTGGTGCGTTAGGTACACCATCAAGCGGTACGGTAACAAACCTTACTGGTACAGCATCAATCAATATTAACGGTACGGTAGGCGCAACCACACCAACAACTGGTGCTTTCACGACACTTTCAGCGTCTTCTACAACTACTTTTTCTGGTTTAACGGCTAGTACAGCGCTTGCTTTAGATGCAAGTAAAAATGTTGTTAGCGTTACTAATACGGGTTCAGGTAGCAATGTTTTAGCCACATCCCCCACATTAGTAACACCCAATTTAGGTACACCTACTACCTTAACTCTTACCAACGCCACAGGCTTACCTTTATCAACGGGTGTAACGGGCAACCTTCCGGTCTCTAATCTGAACTCAGGGACGGGCGCATCATCTTCGACGTTTTGGAGAGGTGATGGAACGTGGGCTACTCCGGCTGGCGGTGGCGGCACAACAACCAATGCCTTGACATTGAACAATTCGGGTTCTGGTGCGGCGTCTGGGACAACCTTTAATGGTTCTACAGCCGTTACACTTTCCTACAACACGTTAGGTGCTGCACCAGCTCCTACGGGTACAAGTTCGCAGTTGCTTGCTAACGATGGTGCAAGTGGATTTTCTAATGTTAATGTTGGCTCGGGGTTAAGTTTAGTTGCAGGAACATTGACAGCAACAGGTGGTGGGGGCGGCGGTTCTTCTTCTCAGCTTGAATACTTAACAAGTATTACGGCAAACTATACGATTGCAAACACAGCCAATGCAATTGGCATAGGGCCAATCACGGTAACCAGTGGTGTGAGTGTGACTGTCCCTTCAGGGTCAAACTGGACTGTCTTAAAGAGTACGGCGCTGGCAGCGCTTTATTAAACGAGGATTATATGTCTGCTTTAATTATCAAAGGCAATACATCGGGGGCAGGGTCACTGACACTGCAATCAGCCAATACAGCATCAACCACGACGCTGACGCTTCCTGCAACGGACGGCACTTCAGGCCAAGCCATTACAACGGATGGTTCAGGCAACCTGACGTTTACTACCGTCGGTGGAGGTACAACCACTAATGCGTTGACCATGAATAACGCTGGTTCTGGTGACGCATCAGGAACCACGTTCAACGGTTCAGCAGCGCGTACCTTGAGCTATAACACGCTCGGCGCAGCGGCTACAGGTGCATCTAATACGTTTACCGCCGCACAAACATTCCGAGCAGCTAATGCGGTTAGGTCTGAAGCAGCAAGCACTCAAGATGCCGTTGTTGTAGCAGGTAGAGCAGGCGGCACAAGTTCGTATGCGGTGACGCTTACGCCAACGACATTGACGGCAAACAGAACGGCTACGTTTCCTGATGAGTCGTTTACGGTTGGGTTTAGAAACGTCCCAGCCGTTGGCACAAAAACTTCAAGTTATCAACTAGCCGTTGGTGATGTTGGCAAATATGTGCAGATAGGTTCAGGTGGGTCAATTACGATTCCAACAAGCACATTTGCCGAGGGCGATGTTATTAGTCTGTTTAACAACACCTCGGGCAGCATTACGATTACCTGTTCTGCGCCTACCGCTTACATTGCTGGTACAGACACCATCAAAACATCCATGACGCTTGCTACACGAGGTGTGGCAACGGTTTTGTTCTATAGCGCAACAGCGTGCGTTGTATCTGGAAACGTATCATGACAGGCATTCTTCTTTCTTTGCTTGGCTCCACGTTTGGTGGAGGCGGCGGTGGTGGCTACACCGTCATCCAAACCTTTACGGCTACCTCTACGTGGACTTGCCCTGCTGGGGTGACGAGTGTTGATTATTTAATTGTAGGCGGTGGCGGTGGCGGCGGTGCGGATAATGGTGCTGGTGGCGGAGGTGGTGGCTTTAGGACAGGCACAGGTTTGGCAGTATCCTCTACTGGCGGCCCTAATTCAGACGGCACCTACACCATAGCTATAGGGGCGGCAGGAAGCGCGGGTTCTGGCGGGGGGCGTGGAGGGAGTGGTGGTGATTCGTATATTGCTGGCTCTCCTATTACTGAAAGCCCGTCTGGGGCTGGAACAAATACGCTTAAAGCATACGGCGGTGGAGGCGGCGGTGCTTCTTCAAACACTAACGGAGTTAATGGTGGTAGTGGTGGCGGAGGTGCAACTTCCGGAGCAACTATAGGGACTATTGGTTCTGGTAATACGCCTAGCGCACCGTCTGCTGGTGGCAATGGCGCTCCTGCGGTTGCGTATCAGGGATTCAATGGTGGCGTCGGAAACACGGACAATGCCACTTACCGTCAAGCAGGTGGAGGCGGTGGAGCTAGCGCAGTTGGAGCAAACGGAGGCACATCAGGCGGTTCATTAGGTGGTGCTGGCGGTGCAGGTCAAGCATCTACAATTACCGGATCATCCGTAACCTACGCTGGCGGCGGTGGTGGAAGTAATGGTGGTGCTGGTGGCGCTGGGGGTGGTGGAACTGGTGGAACGTATCCAAATCCTAGTTCAACCGCCGGAACGACTAACAGCGGTGGTGGTGGTGGCGGTGGTAAATATTTGGATAGCGGTTCAGCAGGCGGCTCCGGTATCGTAATTCTAAAGTACACCGTTGCTAGCCAAACCGTCTTTGTATTCAAAGGCACGACTACGTGGAAATGTCCGACTGGTGTGACCTCTGTTGACTACCTTGTGGTTGGCGGTGGTGGAGGTGGTGGTTCCAATATTGGTGGGGGTGGTGGTGCGGGTGGGTATAGGACAGGATCAGCTTTGTCTGTATCGGCAGGGACTGACTATACAGTTGTTGTCGGCGGTGGAGGGGCTGGCGGCGTTGCACCAGTTGGTTCTACTTCTGTTGGTAAATCTGGAGGTAATTCGTCGTTTTACGGATCTCCAATTTCTAATGATCCATCTATCTCTAACGCTTCTGGTACTGCGTCTTCAATCTCCGGAACGACTTTGACCGTTGGTGGAACAGTAACCAATACGTTTTACGCAGGAATGGCTCTTTCGGGTACCGGAGTTGCAAGCGGAACATTTATTACTGCATACGGTACGGGTACAGGTGGGGCTGGCACTTACACAGTTAACGTAAGCCAGACTGTTTCTAGCACCACAATCACAGGTTCTTTAAGCGGCATCAATGCTTTTGGTGGTGGCGGAGGTGGTGGTAGAGCGCCTGCTCCGTCTGGAGCACGGTCGGGGGGTTCTGGCGGGGGGAGTGGCGGAATTAGTTCCCCAACAACAAGTGGATCAGGAATTTATCCTGGATCATCGTTTATTTCTGGTACACGACAAGGCTACGACGGCGGCAGCGGAACAGGAGATGCAGCAGGGTCAACTGCTGCTGGCGGTGGCGGTGGCGCAAATCAAGCTGGCACATCTGGTTCTTCTTCGCAGGGCGGTGCTGGTGGCATAGGTTTGCAATCATCTATTTCAGGTGTCACCCCGAATCCCTACTATTCTGGTGGTGGTGGAGGTGCTGGACATGTGGGAACTGCTGGTTCAGGCGGGAATGGAGGCGGCGGAACAGGTGGAACTTATAATTCCCCAGCCAGCCCTGGAAGTTCTTTTACTGGCGGTGGTGGTGGTGGTTCCGGTGAAACCGCTCCGTACATTGGAGGCGGCGCAGGCGGCTCCGGTATCGTAATCATCAAAATCAATCAATAACATGACTACAAAAGTTTATAAATTCCTAGGAATAGACACAGCTATGCACCTGCTTCGTCCTGGGGCGAAGTGGGAAATCTCTAACAACGTATTCACACGTTGGGATGATCCGAGGCCTTGTCCGAGTATTGAGGAAGTTTATTGGGTGATAGACAAGATCAAGGAGTTTGAAGATGCTATCCCTACGATCTGGCTACCTGAACAGTTAGAAGAAATGGGCATCAAGCAAAAGGAAATTGAAGATGCAATTGCATAATCTTTTTCCGACACCTGTAGGCTTTGCTGAGTTAGGTCGTCCCTTGTCAGATGAGGAGTTGTTCTTCATCCGTGAGTTGCCGACAAGGCCGAATATGGGCAACACCACAAGCACGAACAACTTTGTCTTGCGTGATCCAGCTTTAACGTCTCTGCGCTCATTCATTGAAGATGCTGTCTCGGAATACTTCAAGTCCACAGTCAATCCTAAGCACAACGTAAGCCTGAGAGTCACGCAAAGCTGGTGCAACTACTCAAACCCCGGCCAGTACCACCACAAACACGCGCATCCTAATAGTTATATCTCAGGTGTGTTCTATGTGCAGACCAACCCTGATGATCGGATTTACTTTTACAAAGATGGCTGGCAGCAGATCAAGTTTCCGCCGGAACAGTGGAATCCGTATAACTCGGAGAGCTGGTGGTACGAGGCTCATGTCGGCAAATTGATTCTCTTTCCTTCTTCGCTGACGCACATGGTTCCTGAAGTCAAAGGCGAGGACACAAGAATCTCACTATCATTTAACACCTTTCCCGTAGGAGTTGTCGGGGAAGAAATGGATTTAACCGGACTCAAGTTGGAGGCGTAATGGCTCACTTCGCAAAGATTGATGAAAACAACATCGTCACGCAGGTTGTTGTGGTAGACAACAAAGACACGGCTGATGCGTTTGGTGTGGAGAAAGAACACATCGGTGCTGCCCATCTTGAAAAGATTCTTGGTGGTGTATGGAAGCAAACGTCCTACAACGGCAAGATCAGAAAGAACTATGCAGGGATCGGTTACACCTACCGATCAGATATTGATGCGTTTGTGCCTGTAAAACCTTTTCCTTCATGGCTGTTAAATGCCAATGCTCAGTGGGAAGCGCCTGTTACGATGCCTACAGATGGAAAGATGTATAGCTGGGATGAGGCCACAACAAGTTGGGTACAAGTAATATTGCCACAATAGTGTTTGTAAGATAATATAGGTTATCAATGTATCGGCCCACTAGACCGAGACTCTAACGAGTTGGATGTATGACTGAACAAATTCAAGAAAACTTAGCGGAAGTTGAAACCGCGCCAGCACCCGAGGTGACGGCCACCACGGAGAATGCACAGATTGCGCCGGAGGTCGCTGAACAAGCACCAGAGCAGACTGAGGAAAAGCGATTTACCCAGGCTGAACTTGACGCGATGATCAGCAAACGACTTGCAAGAGAGCAACGCAAGTGGGAACGGGAACAAAAGCTGCGGGGGTCTACTTCCGTAACGCCGTTAGATGAATCATTAACTCAAGATAATTTTGCGACAACTGAGGAATACGCGGAAGCGTTAGCCGAAAGAAAAGCCGTAGAATTACTTGCACGACGTGATGCAGAAAGACAGCGGGCTGAAATTCTTGAGGTCTATCACGAGCGCGAAGAAGAAGCACGGACTAAGTACGAAGATTTTGAGCAAGTTGCGTACAACCCGCGTCTTCCAATCACGACAGTGATGGCCGAAACGATTCAAGCGTCTGACATTGGCCCTGAGGTAGCGTATTACTTAGGTTCTAATCCGAAAGAAGCTGATCGTATTGCCAAGTTGTCTCCTTTTTTGCAGGCCAAAGAGATTGGGAAGATTGAAGCTAAATTAAGCGAAAATCCTCCTGTTAAGAAATCATCGAGCGCCCCAGCGCCGATTCAGCCGGTTACCCCACGGGGTGGCAACGCAAGAGTTTTAGACACGACTGACCCACGTTCGATTAAAGAGATGTCAACGTCAGAGTGGATTGAAGCCGAGCGTCAACGGCAGATAAAGAAATGGGAAGCTCAAAACCGTATCCGCTAATTTTTTATAAGGAATTGTCATGGCAAATAGTTTATTAACCATTGACATGATTACTCGCAAGGCACTTGAAATCCTTGAGAATAATCTTGTCTTGACCCGCAACGTAAACCGTCAGTACGACGATAGCTTTGCTGTCGAAGGTGCTAAGATTGGTTCAACCTTGCGTATCCGTTTACCGGATCGCGCACTTGTTACTGATGGAGCTGCTCTGCAAGTTCAGTCAGATAACGAGCAATTCACCACATTGACTGTTGCTTCACAAAAGCACATCGGCGTTAACTTTACTTCTGCTGAGTTGACTTTGCAGTTGGATGACTTTGCAGAGCGCGTTCTTAAGCCGCGTATTAGCCAACTTGCATCAAGCATTGATGCAGACGTTGCTAATTCATATCTGTATGTTGGCAACACGGTTGGTACGCCTGGCACAACGCCTGGCACATCGTTGGTTCTGTTGCAAGCTCAGCAGAAATTGAACGAGAACGCTGCTGTGATGTCGCCCCGTTACGCTACGGTTAATCCCGCTGCTAACGCTGGTTTAGTTGAGGGTATGAAAGGTTTGTTTAACCCTACCGATACGATCAGCAAGCAGTTTAGAAACGGCATGATGGGCATGGGCGTACTTGGCTTTGATGAGATTAACATGTCTCAGTCGATCAAGCAGTTCACGACCGGCTCGCGTACGGCTACCGGCGGCACAACTTCTGCGGCTGTTACTAGCGAAGGTGCAACCACCATTGCTATTACCGGCGCAGGCGCTAGCGCAACGGTTAAGGCTGGCGACGTGTTTACCGTGGCTGACTGCTATGCTGTTAACCCACAGACCCGTGAGTCAACTGGTTCGCTGTTCCAGTTCGTTGTAACGGTTGATGTGACGCTTAACGGTTCTGGCGCAGGTAACTTGACGGTTGCTCCGATGTACTCGGCTAGCAACGCGCTTGCAACGGTTAACAGCTTGCCGGCAACCAGCAAGGCTGTAACGTTTGTTGGTGCAACATCGTCGCAGTATCCACAAAACCTCGTCTACCATAAAGACGCAATCACTTTCGCTACTGCCGATCTGATGATGCCGCAAGGTGTTGACATGGCATCGCGTCAGGTTCATAACGGCATCTCGATGCGTATTGTTCGCCAGTACGACATCAACAATGACCGTATGCCCTGCCGTATTGACGTGTTGTACGGCTACAGTGTGATTCGTCCGCAAATGGCTGTTCGTCTTTGGGGCTGATTGATTTAGGGGGCTTCGGCCCCCTTACCAAATTATTTTTTGAAAGGATTTATCATGGCAATCCCTAATGGCGCTGGCGGCTATCAATTTAATGATGGTAACGTCGGTGAAGCTCTTTTAATCGTTCAAGGCGCACCTACAGCAATCACCGCAGCGACTACAATGACTGCGGCTCAGCTTGCTAACGGTTTGTTTACGTTTGACGGCACGGCTGGTAACTTGACGTTGCCCACCGTTGCTTTGCTTGAAGCAGAAGTTTCTTCAGCAACCAAAGTAAATGCAGCTTTTGATTTCTACGTGATCAACATTGATGCCGCAGGTTCAGACACCGTAACATTGGCTGTTGGAACTGGTTGGACAATTGTTGGTGCTGCTGCTGTAACTTCGGGTACATCAGGACATTTCCGTGCTCGTAAGACCGGCGATGGCACTTGGACTTGCTACCGCGTGTCGTAACCAATAGAGGGCTACGGCCCTCTATTTTTAAAGGATAAATTATGCCTAATACCAAACCAATTGGCGTGGCGTATGAAGATCAAGCTATCAGCGGTGGCTCAGTAGACAACACGCCTATTGGCGCGTCTACTGCATCTACGGTTGTTGGTACGACCATTTACGCTTCATCAGAACTTGGCTACACTGCCGCCGCACAAGGTACAGTAACGCAAGCTACTAGCAAATCGACTGCTGTAACGCTTAATAAGTCTGCTGGTCAGATCACGATGAACAACGCAGCTTTAGCTGCTAACACTGCTGTGACTTTTACTTTAACAAATAGTGTTATTTCTGCTAAAGATGCAATTATTGTTAACGTGTCTGGCGGTGCTACAGCTGCTGCGTATACAACTTATATCTCAAGCATGACCGCAGGGTCTGCCGATATCACGTTGCGTAATATGACCGGTGGTAGTTTGAGTGAAGCAGTTGTTATCAATTTTGCTGTGATTCATTGCGTGTAAAGGCACGGGGGTTAATCACCCCCGTTAAAATTATGGCCGTCATTTATCTTCGCCATCCGGTACACGGCGCTAAAGTCGCAATTTCGCACATGGAAGTTGAGCACGACACACAAAACGGTTGGGAAGAATACGACCCTAGTGATTTGCATGATGGGTCTGAACCTGTTAATGAACTTCAACCGCGCCGCCGCAGCCGTAAAACTTCGGAGGTTGAGTCATGACAACTGCTGCTGAAATCATCGATGGATCGCTTCGTCTTCTTGGTGTTCTAGCAGAAGGCGAAACGCCATCTGCTGCTGTTATGCAAGATTCGATCATGGCAATTAACCAAATGATTCAATCTTGGGATACAGAACGTTTAGCCGTGTTTAGTACGCAAGATCAAACGTTTACGTGGCCTGCAAATGTTATATCGCGTACGCTTGGGCCTACTGGCGATTTTGTGGGCAACCGTCCTATTGAAATTGATGATTCTACGTATTTTAAAGATCCGTCATCAGGATTGTCATTTGGTATTAAATTAATCAACCAACAACAATATGACGGCATAGCGTTTAAAACGGTTACGTCAACTTATCCGCAAGTTATGTGGGTTAACAATACATTTCCTGATTTGGAAATGACTGTTTACCCTGTACCTATTAAAGCCTTAGAGTGGCACATTATTTCGGTTGAAACTTTAACTGAAGTGTCAAGTGTTGCTACTGATATGTATTTTCCACCAGGCTATTTAAGAGCTTTCCGATATAACTTAGCGTGCGAGCTGGCTCCTGAGTTCGGCGTGGAACCATCGCCGCAAGTGCAACGTATTGCTATGACTAGCAAACGTAATCTGAAGCGCATTAACTTCCCTGGCGATTTGATGGCGATTCCATACCCGATTGTTGCAACCCGTCAACGGTACAACATTTACGCTAACAACTTTTAATGAAAACCCCAATCCTTGGATCGACTTACGTTGCTCGTTCTGTCAACGCAGCCGATGCAAGGATGGTCAATTTGTTTCCAGAAGTTGTGCCGGAAGGCGGCAAAGAGCCTGCATTTCTTCAGCGCTGTCCTGGCCTACTCAATCTTGCTACGATTGGAACCGGCCCTATCCGAGGGCTGTGGTCGTTTTCGTCAGACAACACCTCCGCATTTGTTGTTTCAGGTAACAGCCTATACAAGATAAACACCAGCTACGCCGCTACGTTTCTAGGTAACGTAACGGGTACAGGGCCGGTCAGCATGTCTGATAACGGTATTCAACTGTTTATTGCGGCTAACGGCCCTAGCTACATCTACAACAATTCAACCAATGTGTTCGGCCAGATTACAGATCCTGATTTCCCCGGCGCAATAACGGTTGGTTACATTGACGGTTATTTTGTTTTCAATGAACCCAACAGCCAACGCATTTGGGTCACGCAGCTGCTAGATGGTACAGATATTGATCCGCTTGACTTTGCAAGCGCTGAAGGATCACCGGACGGCGTAGTGGGTTTGATTGTAGACCACCGTGAAGTTTGGGTGTACGGCACAAACAGCGTAGAAGTTTGGTACAACGCAGGCTCATTAGATTTTCCGTTGCAACGTATTCAAGGCGCGTTCAACGAAATTGGTTGCATTTCTGCATACACAATTGCCAAAATGGACAACGGGCTGTTTTGGCTTGGATCTGATGCTCGCGGACAAGGCATTGTCTACCGCGCTAACGGCTACACAGGGCAACGCATCAGCACACACGCAGTTGAATGGCAAATTCAACAATACGGCAATCTTACCGACGCGTTAGCGTACACCTACCAACAAGACGGCCACAGTTTTTACGTACTAATCTTTCCTAGCGCTAATACAACATGGGTTTATGACGTTGCTACAGGTGCGTGGCACGAACGCGCTGGATGGAGTGATGGAACGTTTACACGGCATCGTAGTAATTGCCAGATGGCGTTTAACAATAAAATTATTGTTGGCGATTACGATAACGGCAATATTTACGCTTTTGATCTAAATACATACGCAGATAACGGCCAGATTCAAAAATGGTTACGCTCGTGGCGGGCGCTCCCCACAGGGCAAAACAATCTTAAGCGCACAGCCCATCACGCCATGCAAATTGATTTAGAAACGGGCGTAGGGTTAGACGGCTATTCAGTGACTGAAAGTGTTTTCTTTATTACTGAAACAGGCGGCAATTATTTAGTAACAGAAACGAACGACTATTTTATTGAAGAGCAACAAATACCTGGAACGCAAGGCGCAGATCCTGAAATTATGCTGCGCTGGTCAGATGATGGCGGGCATACTTGGTCTAACTATCACACCGCATCGGTAGGCAAGATTGGTCAATACTACTATCGCGTTTGGTTTCGTAGGTTAGGCATGACGCTTAAGCTACGTGATCGCGTGTATGAGCTGTCCATGACTGATCCTGTTAAAACGGCAATCATGGGCGCAGAACTTTTAATTTCCCCAACCAATGCTTAACGTCACCAACATCCCTGCCCCCCGCGTTAGCATTATCGACGAACGAACAGGGCTTATTTCGCGTGAATGGTATCGATTCTTTTTGAATCTGTTTACGTTGGTGGGGCAAGGCAACAATCCTACCAGTTTAGATGATATTCAAGTTGGGCCGCCATCGCAGCAAATTAACGTTTTAGTAGCTAGCAACATTACCGATCAAGCACCGCCGTCTGTACCGTTTGTGTCGGTTGCTGACAATCAAGCCTTAGCCCCACCATCTACACCATTTGTACAAATTGCTGACAACCAAGCTTTAGCCCCACCATCTACGCCGTTTGTACAAATTGCTGACAATCAAGCCTTAGCCCCAACGTTTATACAACTATCTATACCTAACTACGCCGATTTATTGCCGCCAGTAATTCCTACAACGGCTAGTTCAGGCACAGTCACTAGTGTAGATGTGTCAGGCGGTTCAACAGGCGTAACGTTTAGTGGTGGCCCTATTACAACGTCTGGCACGATTACGATGGCTGGCACGTTGGCAATAGCTAATGGCGGCACGGGCGCTACTTCTACACCCACTAACGGCCAATTACTGATTGGTAACGGTTCTAACTACACACCAGCTAATTTAACCGCTGGAACCAACATAACCATTACTAACGGTTCTGGAACCATTACCATCTCTGCAACGGGCGGCAGCGGCTCAGTCATTAGCGTTGACGGTAGCGGCGGCTCGACGGGGCTGACGTTGACCGGTGGCCCCATCACAACGTCTGGCACGCTCACGCTCGGCGGCACGTTGGCAGTTGCTAGTGGTGGTACGGGGTCAACAACGCTAGATGGCGCAGGCATCGTAACTAAAACCGGTGCTCAAACCATTAGTGGTCAGAAAACTTTTACAAGTTTAACCAACCAATTTTTGGGGTTAACTTACGCCACATCTGACGGCTCTACTAGCAACGCATACCTTGGCGAAAGCGCAGCCTATGCCACTGTAGCAGGCGTCAATGGTGTTGTGTTAGGTTCAGGAACTACGTACCCAGGCTTTGGCCGGGTTGTTGTGGATACAAACGGCATACGCCCTTTTACTGATAACACATACAGTTGCGGCAACTTAACTTGGCGTTGGAGCAACGTAGTTACTTATGACTTGATAGTCAGTAATAAAATTACCAGCGGCACATGGAACGGATCTACTATAGGTATCGGCTACGGCGGCACGGGCGTTACGTCTACGCCGTCTAACGGTCAATTACTCATCGGTAACGGTTCGGGCTATAGCTTATCAACGTTAACCGCAGGCACAAACATATCGATTAGCAACAGCTCGGGCGGTATAACCATTTCTTCAACGGGCGGCAGCGGTACGGTAACTAGCGTCAGTGGTAGTGGTGGCTCGACAGGCTTGACGCTGACCGGTGGCCCAATTACCACATCAGGAACGTTGACGCTTGGCGGCACACTTGCCGCTGCTAACGGCGGCACGGGCGCGTCCTCGCTTACGGGCGCGGGGATCGTCACAACAACTGACACCCAAACCGTATCCGGCGCCAAAACTTTTTCTAGCACCAGCAATCAATTTGTTGGATCTAGCTACAAAACATCTACGGGTTATTTTTACGGCGACGGTATTATCGGTGGGTCTACGGGCGTATTGCTTGTTTACGGCGCTTACCCAGGCACAGCTATTTTTTCAGGCGATAACGGCACTTGGCGTCCTACCGATGATAACACCCGCGCATTAGGCACAAGCGTCCATCGTTACACAACAGTTTATGCCGTCACCGGCACGATCAACACTTCAGATGCAAATCAAAAACAACAGATTAGAGAACTATCAGATGCCGAGCAGCGCACCGCACAGCGGGTCAAAAAACTCATACGGGCGTTCAAATGGAACGATGCAGTTGAGACTAAAGGCGAAGAAGCAAGGATTCACTTCGGTATCATAGCCCAAGACGTACAAGAAGCATTTGCTTTGGAAGGCTTAGATGCGTCAAAATACGGCTTATTTTGCAGCGACACATGGACTACATCAGACGGATCATCTCAAACGCGGTTGGGCGTGCGATACAGCGAGTTGTTAGCTTTTATCATCGCCGCGCTTTAAGGACTACTATGCCAACGACTATCTTATCTCCAACACCTAAACTTCAATTCTTTACCTCAAACGGCGTCCCGTTGGTTGGAGGTAAGTTGTATTCCTATCAAGCCGGCACGTTGACGCCGCTAGCGACTTACGCGGATTCTACCGGCAACACCGCCAATCCTAATCCGACGATCTTAGATTCACGAGGTGAAGCTAACGTTTGGTTAAGCAGTTCGTCGTACAAATTTGTTCTTAAGGATAGCAACGATGTATTGATTTGGACGGTTGATAATATTTCAACGCCGCAAGCGTTGATCACCGCGCTGCAAAATAACCTTGCTGCTTCTTCAGGATCGTCGTTAGTAGGTTTTATACAGTCTGGCGCTGGCGCAGTTGCCACAACAGTTCAAACTAAACTACGTGAAACCTTGTCAGTTAAAGATTTTGGTGCTGTTGGTAACGGATCAACCGACGATACTAGCGCGGTTCAAGCAGCTCTCACCGCAGCTACCGGCAAGTCGTTGTATTTCCCAGCAGGCACATATTTGTGTAACGGGTTGATTATTTACAGCGGCACGACTATTTACGGTGATGGCCCTTCCAGTTCTATCATTAAAGCGAAGTCATCACTTTCTACTTCAGCGCCGCTGCTACGCAACCAAAACATAACAGGTATGGCGTATGTGTATGTTGATACGGGGATTGAAATACGCGGTCTAGGTTTTAATGGAAACAATCTTACACCACGCACTGTAGGTCTTATAGAGTTTGCCAAAGTTTATGATGCGTTGATAAGCAACTGCAAAATTTATGATATTCAATATATTGGTTTAGCTTTAGGCGGTTGTTTAAGTGTTAACGTCACCAACTGTTTATTTTCAAATTGCGGAAATACCGCAGTCAGCGCAGAGGGTGGCTCTGCTTTATGGACAGGCAGTTCGGCAGATGCAACTATAAGTTTTGACATTAGCGTTACTGAGAACAGTTTTATCAGTAACAACTGGTCTGCTATGTACATTACTGGCAATCGCACGTCGGTTACCGGTAATTATATGAGCAGCAACAAAGAGTCAGCCGTTTTTATGACCGGTAGCAACAACGTGTTAGCTGACAATTGGGTTAGCGGACAAACGCGCAAAAACGTCTCCGCGTCAGGTTTTGAAATTGGAGGCGATAACATCACTATTTCAGGTAACTTTATTGGTGATGTTCAATCAGATTGCATTTCATTAACCGACACGCAATTCGTAACGATTACGGGAAACACTTTACTGAACCCCATGCGCGATAGCGTAACGTTTTCAACAGGATCATGTATCAGTATTGCTTCGTCAACTGCTAGCCCTAATCAGCCACGTTACCTTACCATTGTTGGCAACAACATGTGGGTTCCTTCAAGTGATGCTTACGCGGCTATTGCCGTTGGCGGTGCAGGCAGCGCTCCTGCGTATTGCCTGATATCTGACAATCAGTTAAGCAGCAACACATGGACAAGCGGAACAGCCATTCACTTTTGGCCAAATTTAGTTTCAACCACAATAACTATCCGCGATAACCCTGGTTATTTTGATGTGTTTGACCAAGGTGGTTATGCAGCCGCTCGTTTTTATGCGGG